TTAATAGTTTTCCATAATATCAGCTACACTTGATTTCATTTTCTTTGTGACATGAGTATAAATTTGGGCAGTAGTTTTAGCGTCTGCATGTCCTACACGTTCCATGATTGATTTTAGCGGCACGTTATTCTCTGCTAGACGGCTAATAAGAGTGTGACGGAAGATGTGGCTAGTAAGTTTTTTTGTAATTGGGTCTTCCAATCTTTCATTAGCTTTTTTTAAAGCTAAGTTGAATGAGTTAGTCTGAATTGGAACACCGTTTTTTGTTGTAAAAAGGTATCCCATATCTCTATATCTATGATTTGTATTTTTTTCTAGTTCGTTCATAAATTCTAACTCTTGTAGAATTTCAAGTTCTCTACTTGTCATGATGGTTTCACGATAAGAAGCTAATGTCTTTGGTGCTGTCTTTTCCCCGTTACGATATCCTTCTGTATGATCAAATGTTCCGTGCAACTGCAATATTCTTGACTTAGATTCGTAGTTGCACGGCTCAATGCTGACAGCTTCACCGATACGACAACCGTTCAAACTGATAAACTCAGCCAACAAACCAAGTCGGTAAGTGCTAGGTCTTCTGTACAATTCTTTCAATAATGGTTTAATTTCATCTTCTTCAAGATATTTTTCTTCAGCCTTTTTCCAGTCTTCAAGAGTTTTCTTTACCCTTGGGAGTTTAGCACGTCTTGCAGGATTATCTTGGATAATATCCAAACCAACAGCATAATCAAATGCTAAGTTTAGCATAGACTTATTACGCTCTTTTTTATTCCTAGAGCAATCTAGGTTATCGAGATAATTCTGAACGTATTTAGGATCAATATTCACTACTTTAACACCTATTCCAAAAGTTTCCCTTATCTCTTCGATATTACCTCTCAGAGAAGCTACAGACGACCTTTTAAGTTCTTTCTTATAAAACGCCCACCATTCATCTAAAAGTTCCGTGAAAAGTAACTCAGAGGCCTTTAATTGCGCTATTTTTTCTGTTATTTTTTGTTCAAGGATTTTTCGAGCTGCTTTATAAGCTCTTGAATTATCCTTCTCCATAGTAACGGATACAGGTTTCCATGTTCCAGTGTAAGGATCTTTATAATTTTCACGAAATTTGAATTTACCGTTATCAGTTTCTTCTATCCACATTTGTTTTTTACCTCATTTTCTGTTAAAATAGGTATAGTAAAGAGACCTACTGCGAAGCAGGTTTTTACTATACTAGATTCGCCTCACGCTCTCCTCGCCAAATTTGAGCGTGGGGCTTTTTTGTTAGTTGAGAAACCAAGATGCTATCGACTCTAATAATCCAGCATTTTTACTTTTTGATACTCTATCTACTTTTAAAATAGTCAATCGTAACTTATAAGTTATATCTTTCTTTTTAGTAACCACGGTCTTTAAATCGTTTTTGAGTGTTTTGTATTGTCCACCACGACCAGTAAGGGTTGCTTCCATTTGGTAATGACTAGATTTTTTTACATAAGGGGTTAATCGTTTAGCTAAGTCTGCTGGAAAGTAGCCAACAAAAGTTTTGTTTACCATGACTTTTATGGCATTTGGATCGTGACGATTAAGAGGTTCTCTGACAATCTCTACATCTTTTGTTGAGACCCTGTAATACTTGTAGATATCCTTGAAGTTTGATTTTATGTAGTCAGAAATAAAATCTTTATCCTTATCCCAGTATGGTGATTTCTTACCAATTTCAGCCATAACTTTATTAGCTTCTTTTTCATGATAATTTGTTCCCATTAAGAGAAAGTTATCTTGGAATATGACTTTTGCCATAACAGTCTCCTTTAATATTCCCTATAAATATCCACAACTTCACCGATTGTGCGGATGTCGTCATCCTTTGATAGATAGATTTCCTCATAGCTTTTATTTAAACTTTGCAAGTACCAAGCGCCATCATAATCACGCTTGAGTTTTTTTACAAAGTTTTTACCATTGACTTGGAATATCCCTATATCATTCATATCGACTTGGCTAGATACCTTGATGAATAGCAAATCGTTGTCTTGAATAAGTGGTTCCATTGAATCGCCAGCTACTTTTGCAATAGTATCATACTCATCGGGGACATCATCAGAACGTAGTTTAACTTTCATGTGTAAATTGTCTTCTTGGTATGCCCCAAGACCAGCGGCAACCAATCCCTCAACGTAGTCAGTGATATAATCTTCTGTCTCCTCAGATTTTTTATCGAATATAGAAACGGTTTTATTTTGTTCTTCTAATTGTTCGTTAGCGAAGTTGAGGACTTTTTCTTGTCTAGGTTGTTCTAGTTGGTTGTATATAGAAACGATTTCAGGTTGTTCGTTCTGTATTGTGATTTTCCCAAGTTTACTATCTGTGAGTCCTAAAAGATAGTCAGAGGTAACGTTGAAAATCTCTGCTAGTTTTTTTAGGTCTTTACCTTTTGGAAAATTTTCATTCTTCTCCCACTTTGAAACAGTAGTATAGGTTTTCATGCCCAATATTTCTGAAAGTTCAGTCTGAGTCATGTTGCGCCCTTCTCTCAACTTTCTTATTCGGTCCCCTAATTGCTCCATAGGATACCTCCTTTTTAATTTTGATAAGTAAATTATATCAAAACCATGATTATAAATCAACCATATAAGAAAAAAGTTTTAAATAAACTATATGATTTACGATTTTTTCAAAAAAACAGAAAATAAATCATATAAAACACTTGACGCAAGATTTAAAATCATATAGAATGTAATCATCATCAAGAAAGGAGCGACTCAGCTATGGTAACTATTGCAGAATTAAGAGCTAAACATAATAAGATGTCACAGCGTGAATTGGCAAAAGAATTAGGTGTTACTCAAACATCTATCAGCAACTGGGAAAAAGACCAGACAAAGATTTCAGGTGAGTATCTTATTAGTCTAGCTTTGTTTTTCGATGTATCTACCGATGACATTCTTGGGATAAACAAGCAAGCAACACAAAAATTTTAAACACTATATGATTTTAAATCATATAGTAGAAAGGACACACATGAACGAAATAACATTTACCCTATATTGCACAACATCTGAAGAAGCAATCACGGAAGTAAAGAAACTAAAAGAAGCCCATCCAAAGGATAGACTTCGATTCAATGTAAACATTAAGCCTGAGTTTTACTAATAGAACCAACTTAATTAGATAATAAAAAGTCCGACGGGAATCGGACTCCAAACAAAAAATATTTACTTAATTATAACACAAGAGAGAGGATATTAATATGCCAAAAGCAGAAATTACTTATAGAGCAGTTGATGTTAATGAAACAGCTTCTCATGGTGATTATAAACACTTGATTCAACAATGGGAGGGGTTGACAGTTGCTACTGCAAAGCAGTGGGCGACAGAAATGCGTGATCATCCAGACTTTAAACAGTTTGTATTAAATCCAACGCATAGAATCGTATTCATTGATTACAAAGGATTCAAACTGTTTGTACAGTGGAAATCTCGCAATCGTTACAAAACAAAAAAAGAGACACTGCCAGAAATGCTTGAAAATATTAAATTTGAAAAAAGAGTAGGAGTATAACATGAACAAATTAGAATTATTTTTGTTAGCAACAACCGTTATCTTAGCGGTCATTGCTAGGGTGCAACACGAAGTCATTAAAAAACACAATTCGCCAGAGAATAAGCGGAAAATTTTTAGGGAAGTAGCTTTAAAAAACAGCAAAGGATGGAGCAAGAAGCGTGCAAGAGGAGGGGTTGTCAGCTAATGCAGTACATTTTTCAAGACATTAACAGGTAGTTACACAGCTGTTAGCAATGAATTTATTCAGGACAAAGAACTTTTCAATAAGGAAAAAGGACTGCTGCTAACCATTTTGAGTAATGCAGACGAATGGAGAGTCTATCCTGAAGAACTCGCTAGACGTTGTAAGGATAGCGAATCTGCAATCAGAAGCCAGTTGAAAGCGTTAGAGAATGCCAAGTATATCAGAACTTATAGAAAATCATTTGGCGGGCGATATGGTACCGAAGCCTATAGATTCTGTTCTGACAGAAAAATAAGCGACGAGGCGTTCAATACTTTGAAGGCAGAACAGGACTTAGAACTAGAAAAAATTGCTAATACCTAATTTGCTAATGTGCAATTTGCTAATGTGCAATTTGCTAATCAACAAATTAGCCAACTAATAAATACTAACTTATAAATAAATACTAAATAACAATAAATACTAACAGATAATAAGCATCATCATCAACATCAGGAGGAGCTATGGACGAAAAAAAGCTTTTTGAAAATTTCCAATTAACTTTTGGACGGATGATATCGCCATTTGAAATCGAAGATATTCAAAAGTGGATTCACGAAGATAACATGCCAATTGAAGTTGTCAACCTTGCCTTAAGAGAAGCGGTAGAAAACAACAAAATCAGTTGGAAGTATATCAATAAAATCTTAGTTGATTGGTATAAATCTGGAGATACGACAGTAGAAAAGGTCAGAGACAGGTTGCAACGGTTTGACGATAGTAAAAAACAACGAAGTGTAACTACCTCAAACGTCCCAAGCTGGTCGAATCCAGACTACAAAGAACCAGATTTAGAAGAATTTGCTCTAGGAAGCATGGACGGTATAGAAGATGGATCAGGAGATTTTTAATTTTTTTAACAAACAAATCAAAAAAGATTTTGGTAAAACGGCGAGTAAAGAGACTTTTGCTAAGTTTGCTAGTTACTGCGCTGAAGGAATCGAAAAAAATGGAGTTAAGCCAATTTTTAATTGGATAAACCTATACGCTTTTGGAACTGATATAACAACAGCAGAAGCAGACCGATTAAGGATAGAGCGATATAAACAGGAGAATGTGTTATGACAAAACAGCATAGAGAAACGCTTATCTGGTACCGAGCAAGTCATCAAGAGCGTGAGAGATTGAAAAACGCAAATTTAAAAATCGTCTCAAAAGCCTTTCTAAATATGAGCAAACGATTGGCGATTACTGTTTCAGAGCACCTGTCGATTCAGGAGAACTCATCCGAGAGGGGAAAACTCTATCTCACTGCGTAGGAAGCGCACGATATACACAGGCCCACGCTTCTGGAAAAACAACTATTATTTTTATCCGGAGAAAATCTGATTCAGACAAACCATTTTACACAATGGAGTATAAAGCCGGCCATATCGTTCAAGTCAGAGGCAAACATAATCAGTCAGCTACTGAAGAAGTCCAAAAAGTAGTTGATCAGTGGCTGGCCATTGTAAACAAAAATTATAAACACGCATAGGAGAAATAACATGATAACAAAAATTAATGTTCCAAAAACATCCATCGTAATTGAAATTGAAAACAAGGAAATCACGATTGAGAATTTGATTAATTATGATATTAAAATGATTTTCAGAAATCAGGATAATGAACCGTCTCTTGATGAAAACGGGGACATCTTTGAACCGATGTACTGGCTAGACATAAAAGCTAAACCTAATGATGAGATTGAGTATCACAGCAGCTTAGGCGTCAAAAAAGAAAAGAGAAGACTCGCTGAACTACAAATCTTCTTTGAATATATTGAAGCAAATAAACAAAATCTCTTTGACCTCTGTGGGCTAAAAGGAGAACTCGCATGAGTAGCTTGACATTATCACTTGATGTCTCTACTACTGGAACGGGTTGGGCTATTTTTGATGGTTCAACTCTAATCCAGAGCGGGGCTAGTAAACCAAAACAAAAATCATTCTATGAGCGTGCCAAATCAATGGCTAGCGAGCTAAAAACTATCCAACTTAGAGCGATTCAGAAACATGATAAGCCTTTTGAGGACATTGTGATTGAACAGAACACTGTACTTGGACCGAATCAACAGTCGTCTATAAAAATCGGGATTGCAACTGGTATTATCTTAGGGAGATTACTCGCTGAAGAGATTTATTTTGTAAATGTATCGACGTGGAGAAAATACTGGAAATTTAGCTATAAAGACCGCTCGAAAAAATCCATGAAGAAACAGGCAATCAATGCAGTAGCTGCGGAATTTAATAAGCAAGTGAAGGATGACGAAGCTGACGCGATACTGATTGGGTCTTACTTTACTAATCTTGGAAAGGATTTTGGCGACTTAGAAAGTCACAAAAATTGAGAGAATAAAGTGACATATAAAGTGGAGGTAATGAAATGGAAATTGTAAAAGATGGAGTTAAGTTTATTGCCAGTATGATAATTGTTCTGGCAGCTACATTTGGCTGTGGATATCTGTTTTACCGTGCAGGATACGAACAGGCGAAAAAGGAAGTTCAACCAGTTACCATCTATACCGTCGATAATGTAGGTGGTGTAATGGTAGGAGAAATTACGGATAAAGAAATTATAGAGGGACGGTACACGGTCACGGCTCATGCCTACGGTAAGTTTCTAGTAACAAAAGAACAGTACAAGGCGATAAAAGTTGGCGATAAAATACCTGACTATTTGAAGAAAAGAGGTACAAAATGATTGAGTTAACACAAAAACAGGCTGATTATGTTGAGTTTGTCAGAAAAACTATTGTAGATCCAGATATGATGGAATTCGCGGTAAATACACAACTGATTAGCTATGCTTTACTTGTTGGATATTGCATTGTTGATGAAGAGGTGGCCAAATGAAACCTAGAAAGTATCCGTATTCAGGAAAGATAAGAATTATAAAAAAAGAATTACCAAGGTTTGTAAGATTGGGAGATTTTGCTTTTAATAGCAACCTAGTTAAACATATTGATAAAATCAGACAAGTAAAACCAAATGAAACGCTAATTCGTTTCAAAATCCCTAAGTTGTTTATGACATATGAAGAAGAAACTTTTAAAGTAAGACTTGAGATTGATAAAGTCGTAAAAATATTGAACCAATACTAAACAAAAAAAGCCAGCTCACAGCTGACCATTGGTTAATAATTCGATAAATCTATTATACCAAAAAGGAGTTAGGAAGTGAGCAAAGCTAAGGCAATTTTAAAAGACTTACGCAATTTAGATTTATATATCGCTAGTTTAATTAGACGTCAGGAAAAGATTGAGACCTCATTGCTTTCTAGCCCTAAATGGTGGTCCGATAAGGTTAATGGTGGTATAAAACGTAAGCAAGATGATGTTTACGTAGAGTTGATTGCAACTGCCGAAGATATCGAGAAGAAGACTGCCGAAGCTATAAGAAAACAAAGAGAGCTTCAGAACCTGATTGATAGCCTTGAAAATACAGACAGTCAAACAATTTTAAGCATGGTCTATATTGATAAGATGACTAGATGGCAAGTGATTGATGAGCTAAATTGCAGCGAAAGCACCTATTTCAGACTGTTAAGAGTTGCAACTAAGGAATTAAATAATTTGACAGTAAATGACAGCGATTGACAGTGAATAACAGTGCATGACAGTTTTAAAGTGATAATATAGTATTATCAAGAAATGAGGGACAGGTAAGAAAATACCCCCCTCTTTTAAATTTAGAAAGGCCCCCTATGTCTCAATTAAGGGCAGATAAAAAAGGTACTCACAGGGTAGCATTTGAAAAGAATAAGCGAAAGCTGTTAAAGACTACCAACCTCTGTGGTATCTGTGGTAAGCCAGTCGATAAGACACTGAAGTATCCTCACCCGCTTAGCGCAGCAATAGATCACATAGTTCCTATTGCAAAAGGTGGACATCCGTCAGCGCTAGAGAACTTACAACTTACACATTGGCAATGTAATAGGCAGAAGTCTGACAAGTTGTTCGCTAACCAAGCAAGCAACGAGTCAAAGACAATAGGAAATAGAAACCTTCCTCAAAGTCGAGACTGGTCATCTTTTACATTAAAAAAGTGAATTTGTGCAAATTATTGATTTATGCTAAAACTGGTCAGAAGCTAAACGGGGGGTATGGCCCTCCCCGGTCGGCCGGCCGAGCTTCACGCCGTCACTGTACATTTTTTCTCACGTTAGGATTTAGAAAATTTTGGAGGTTGAATTTCATTGAAAAAGAAATGCTTAATTTGCAAAAAAAACTTCCAAGCAAAAACCAATAGAACTTTATATTGCTCTGAAGAATGCCGTAAGAAAGGCAATCGTGAGAAACAACGTAAATTGATGAAACAAAAACGGGCTGAACAGAGGAAAGAAAAAAAGAAAGTCCTAAATCCTAACACAGATGTGACAGAAAAGCCTAAAAAAATACGTAATTTAGCGCAGCACTATAAAAAACTAAAAAAGGAAATTTTGGCAAATGAATCTGAATTTGGTTTTACTGGAATAACACTTATTGAAGGAATAGATGTACATGAAGAAAACTTTGTAGATTTAGTCATGCAAAAAATAAAGGAGCAGAAATGAATTATATGGGTATGGGCTATCTTCGTAGGAAGTTAGCTCTTTTTAAAACTGGAGTTGATAAAAGATATCGTTATTATGCCATGGATGACAGAGACGACACACGAAGTATTGTCATGCCAAATAATGTGCGTGAAATGTACAGGTCTGTGTTAGAATGGACCGCTAAAGGGGTTGATAGCCTTGCGGACCGTATTATTTTCAGGGAGTTTACCAACGATGATTTTAATGCTTGGGAAATTTTTAAAGCGAATAACCCTGATATCTTTTTTGATACAGCCATACAGTCAGCATTAATTGCATCTTGTTGCTTTGTGTACATCATGCCAGGAGCGGAAGACGGCTTACCTAAAATGCAAGTTATCGAAGCTAGTAAAGCGACGGGGATACTTGACCCAACTACATTTTTATTAACAGAGGGTTATGCAATTTTAGAGTCTGACTCAAACGGTAATCCTACGTTAGAGGCCTATTTCACAGACAAAGACATCTGGTATTATCCAAAAAAAGGGAAACCATATAATATTAAAAATCCAACAGGTCACCCCTTGCTTGTACCTATCATTCACAGACCAGACGCAGTTAGACCATTTGGTCGCAGTCGCATTACCAAGGCTGGAATGTATCATCAAAAGGCAGCGAAGAGAACGCTTGAGAGAGCAGAGGTTACGGCTGAGTTTTACTCATTCCCACAAAAATATGTTTTGGGAATGGATCCAGACGCTGAACCGATGGAAAAGTGGCGTGCTACGGTGTCAACGTTACTCGAAATCTCAAAAGACGAGGATGGCGACAAGCCAACAGTTGGGCAATTCACAACAGCAAGCATGGCCCCTTTCATGGAACACTTGAAAATGTATGCTTCGCTATTTGCTGGTGGTTCCGGTCTCACTCTTGATGACCTTGGTTTTCCATCTGACAACCCATCGTCTGTTGAGTCAATAAAAGCGGCACATGAGAATTTGAGAGCAGCAGGACGCAAAGCTCAACGTTCTTTTTCTTCTGGATTTCTAAATGTGGCGTATATTGCTGTTTGTTTAAGATATGAATTTCCTTATCTTCGTAATCAATTCATGGATACAGTAATTAAATGGGAGCCTCTCTTTGAAGCTGATGCAAATATGCTAACTTTAGTAGGGGATGGAGCTATCAAACTTAATCAAGCTATCCCTGGTTTCATGGATGCAGATGTTATCCGTGATTTAACGGGAGTAAAAGGGGCTGATAAACCTATACCTGCTATCACGGAGGTAACAACTGATGGTTGATGATGTCTTACCTAAGCTACTAAAATCTGTTCGACAAGATTTTGAAAAGTATTTTGGCGAAAGTGATGTTGTAACCAAGGCTTTTGCAGAATTGCAAGCTAAAAAAGTGACCTATAAAACAGTCAATGAGTTTGCTATTGAAGTCGGAAGACTTTTATCTTTGGCTCTGACAGGTTCTGTTAGCTCGGATAAATTACCAGACGGTAAAATGTATTACAATATCGCTAAGCGTCTCTTAGATGAGACTATGGGACGGAATTACAAATTGATTTCAGGTTATGCTGGTGATGTTCAGCGGATTTTAAATGAGAATGCTCAGATTGGTCTAAAGGTGCAACGTCCACCGCTAAATCGAGACAAGATTAACGGGATGGTAAATCGTTTGGATAGCGAGAATACATTTGATGATGTAAAATGGCTGTTTGGTGAACCGATTGTTAATTTTTCGCAGTCCATTGTGGATGATACCATCAAGGCAAATGCGGATTTACAATATAAAACAGGTATGACGCCACAGGTTGTCAGAACAGAAAGTGGCAACTGTTGTGAATGGTGTCGTGAGGTTGTTGGCACTTATAGTTATCCAAAAGTCCCTAAGGACGTATGGAGAAGACATCAGCGGTGTCGATGTACGCTTGACTATGACCCGAAGAATGGAAAAGTTCAGAGTGCTTGGAGTAAAATCTGGCGAAAGAAAGAAAAAACTCAAGAATCTATAGAAAGGGTTGAAAAATTTAAGGAAAGTGCTCTAGTAGAATCTATCAAAAATGATATCGCTAAGTTAGATATGACAAAGGTTGGTCCGAGTGATATAATTGATATAGGGAAACGTATCAATTATCACTTTAGAGTTTCAGAACATATAGGAGATAAAGAGAAATTAAAAGAAATTTTCTCAAATTTTCGTGAAATCGGTGGAGAAATACCTAAAAATACTTGGGCAAAAGGTTCATCTAAACTTGTTAAAGACCAGCTACAAGAGGCTTTTCAAAATTATCCAACTGAGTGGGCAGCTGTTCCGGACGGTATTGGTAAAAAACTAAAAGCTATAAAAAGGAAGCGCGGTTACTTCGATGGATATGATGAAGATTTAGTTATTGCTACAAATGGAACAAGAAAAACAACACCTTACCATGAGATAGGACATATGATTGAACTGGTTAATCCTGATTTAGTAAGATTAGAGAAAGCCTGGGTAGATAAAAGAACTGCTAATGAAGCTGAGGTTCGCTTGAAAGATATTTTTCCAAGTTCAAATTATGGTATTGGGGAAGTTACTAAGAAAGATGACTTTATATCACCATATATTGGTAAATACTACAGCGATGCAGCTGAAGTTTTCACTATGGGATTACAAGGTATTTTTGTTCCTGAAGAACGATTTGCTAAGTCCTTTGACAAAAAAACATGGAAATATGACTACAAGACAATCAATGACGACCCTGAATTTTTGAATTTTATTATTGGATTATTTGTGAAAGTGTGATAAATATGGAACCAAAATTACATCGGCAACTGCGTCAAAAATATGACGACGCTGAAAAACAATATCTTGAAAAGTTTGGAGAAGACTCGCTTGATAGAGTATTTTTTTGGGAGCCAGACGTTTACTTTGATGAGTGGAAAAAGGTTCTACCAGATGCAACACTGGAATTAAACAAAGCTATTAATAGCGGGGTGGCGATTGATCCAGATCCAGAAAACGCAATATATTAAGCACCTAGAGCAATCTGGTGCTTTTCTTATGCCCAAAAAGGAGAAAAGCATGAATAAAATATCATAAAATGTCGAAATGACTTGGGAAAACAAAGACGAATTTCAACAAATCATGAATAAAGTCAATGAAACAAAAGAAGCTTACGAAAAAGCCTTAGAAGCTGCGGAAAATTTTGTCCCTAAAATGTCGTGTGCAACAAAGTTAAATAAAGGAGAAGGTAATGAATAAACGTATCAAGAAAAAACGTAAATTGGAAACAGCTATTATGCTATTGATTGCAGAAAATGCCTTGCAGGCTGAAGCAATTAAAAATCAAAACAAAGAAATCATGGAGTTGAAATCAATTGTTCAGCGGAACGCTCTGGCAACAAACGAAGAGTTAGCGACTGTTAAAGCTGCTACTTTAGATAACCAATCAGTTATCAAGGCAATCGGTGACACGGTTGACTACATCAAGAAAAACTACAAACGTAAGTGGGGGAAGTGATATGAAATATCGTAAGAAACCGGTCGTAGTTGAAGCAATTCAATTTACGGGTACAAACTATGAAAAAATCAAAGAGTTTATTGGTCAAAATACCTTATGTTCGACTTTGAGTATTGTAATCCCCACTCTTGAAGGCGACTACATCATCAAAGGCATCGCTGGTGAATTTTATCCATGTAAACCTGATGTTTTTGAACAGACTTATGAATCAACTTAAACCAAAGTCGTAGCAATACGGCTTTTTATTGTGCCCTGTCGCATGGCTAAAAACTAGGCAGTACGATTGAAAGGAATAAGTATGGTTACTAAGACGAAAACAAAGCTTGGCAATCAGCGACCTACTCAATCGGTAAATTTACATTTTGCTAAATCTCTAGCGCATGAAGCTATTAATTACTACAAAAAAACAGGGCTAAGCTGCTATCCATGGCAAGTAAATATGCTTATCCCAATTATGGCCATAGATGAAAATGGTCTGTGGGTTCATCAAAAGTATGGGTATGCTATCCCACGGCGTAACGGTAAGACGGAAGTAGTCTATATTGTTGAGCTGTGGGCTTTGCATAAAGGTTTAAAAATCTTGCATACAGCTCATCGAATTAGCACATCTCATGCATCATTCGAAAAGGTAAAAAAATACCTTGAGATGTCAGGTTATGTTGATGGAGAAGACTTTATATCAAATAAAGCCAAGGGTCAAGAGCGTATAGAGTTCAAAGCCAGCGGCGCTGTTATCCAGTTCCGAACTAGGACATCAAACGGTGGACTTGGTGAGGGATTTGACTTACTTATCATTGACGAGGCACAAGAATACACATCTGAGCAAGAATCAGCATTGAAGTACACAGTTACTGATAGTGATAATCCAATGACTATTATGTGTGGAACGCCGCCAACGATGGTATCTACTGGTACAGTATTTGAAGCATATCGGAAAGATTGCTTAAAAGGCAATAAGCGTTATTCTGGTTGGGCTGAATGGTCAGTTCCTGAGATGGTTAAGATTAACGATGTATCTTCCTGGTATATTTCCAACCCATCTATGGGATTCCACCTCAACGAGAGGAAAATCGAAGCTGAATTAGGTGAAGATGAGATTGATCACAACATCCAACGCTTAGGTTATTGGCCATCCTTTAACCAAAAATCAGTTATATCCGAAAAAGAATGGGCAAAACTCAAAGTTGAGCAAGTGCCAGAACTCAAAAGCAAGCTTTTTGTCGGTATCAAGTTTGGTCAAGATGGCAACAACGTATCACTATCAATTGCAGCAAGAACATCAGAAAATAAGGTATTTGTCGAGACTATTGACTGTTTATCAGTTAGGAATGGTACTCAATGGATTATTAATTTTCTGAAATCAGCTGACATTGCTAAGGTTGTAATTGATGGCGCCAGCGGCCAAGAATTACTTGCTCAGGAGATGAAAGAGCAAGGTCTAAAGAAACCAGAATTGCCTAAAGTTGCTGAAATTATCACAGCTAACATGATGTGGGAGCAGGGGATCATGCAGGAAACCATTTGTCATAGTGATCAGCCATCTTTGACAGCAGTAGTCACAAACTGTGAAAAGAGGCAAATTGGCTCTAATGGTGGTTTTGGGTATAAGTCGCTTTATGATGATAGAGACATTAGCTTAATGGACAGTGCATTGCTTGCGCACTGGATTTGTTACACAACGAAGCCAAAAAGAAAGCAAAGAACCAGCTGTTAAAAAACGACATCCGAAAGGGTGTTTTTTTACTGCTAAAAAATCTACCGAACTGCCGGGAAAGCAGGAGAAAGGACGTTAATATGTCAGAATTTAAAGTTATTGAAACACAAGAAGAGTTGGACACGATTGTGAAAGCTCGCATTGCTCGAGAACGTGAGAAATATCAAGATTACGACCAACTGAAAACTCGTGTTGAAGAACTAGAAACCGAAAACAGCAGCTTACAAACTGCTTTGAATGATGCTAAATCAAACACTGATAGCTATACGGAAGAGATTAGCACCCTGAAGAATCAAATTGCCGATTATGAGACGGCAAATTTACGGACAAAGGTAGCGTTACAGTATGGCTTACCAATTGATTTAGCTGATCGTTTGCAAGGAGATGATGAAGATGGACTCAAAGTAGATGCAGAACGCTTAGCATCCTTTATTAAGCCATCCCAACCACAACCGCCAGCAAAATCAAACGAACCAAATATCGATAGTAATGCAGACGCAAATTACAGAGCGTTAGTGCAAGGATTAAGTACAGAAGATTAGAAGATTAATTAAAGGAGAAAAAATATGGGAACAGAAACATCAAAAGCAAGCTTATTTGACAAACATTTAGTATCAGATCTTATCAATAAAGTTAAGGGGCATAGCTCACTAGCTAAACTATCTAGCCAAAAACCTATTCCGTTTAACGGATCTAAAGAATTTACGTTTACATTAGATTCTGATATTGATGTGGTTGCTGAAAACGGTAAAAAAACACACGGTGGCTTATCGCTAGAGCCTGTTACTATCGTACCAATCAAGGTTGAGTATGGTGCTCGTCTTTCTGATGAATTTTTATATGCAACAGAAGAAGAAAAGATTGATATTTTGAAAGCTTTTAACGAAGGGTTTGCGAAAAAACTCGCTCGTGGTATTGACCTAATGGCGATGCATGGTATCAATCCACGTACAAAAAAAGCGTCTGACGTTATCGGCACGAATCACTTTGATAGTAAAGTGACGCAAGTGGTTAAATTTACAGAGAGCGAAGACGCTGATGCAAATATCGAAGCAGCTGTTAATCTAATTCAGGGGGCTGAAGGTGTAGTGACAGGGCTTGCGATGGATACAGAGTTTTCAACAGCACTGGCGAAAGTTACCAATGGGGAGATGGGGCCTAAAATGTACCCTGAACTTGCTTGGGGAGCGAATCCAGATAGCATCAATGGCTTGAAATCGTCCGTCAATACTACTGTTGGTGCTGGAGCTGATGAAGCAGAATCCAAAGATTTAGTAATTATTGGCGATTTTGAAAGCATGTTTAAGTGGGGTTATGCAAAACAAATTCCAATGGAAATCATTAAATACGGTGATCCTGATAATTCGGGGAAAGACCTTAAAGGGTATAACCAAATTTACTTACGTGCTGAGGCGTATATCGGCTGGGGTATTTTGGACGCTAAGAGCTTTGCTCGTGTCACTAAAGGAGAAGTATAATGTTATACGTTAACAGTAAGACTGGAGCTAGTTTTTATAGCTCCGTCCCTGTTTGTGGTGGAGATTGGACTTTGGTTGAACAGCAGACAGGCGAAAAAGCAAAAACAGTAGCAGAAATTAAACGTCAGTTAGATGCTGCTGGGATAAAATATAGCTCTAAAGCTAAGAAACCTGAATTAGAGGCACTCTTGCCTGGTTAGGAGGTAAAAGTGGGCAATTTTGCAACAACAGATGACGTCATTTTGTTATGGCGTCCCTTATCTGTTGACGAATTGAAACGTGCAAATGCACTCTTGAAAGTCGTATCAGATACATTAAGAATGGAAGCTGACAAAGTTGGCAAAGACTTAGATAAAACGATGGTTGATAAGCCTTATTTTGTTAATGTTATTAAATCGGTTACGGTTGACATTGTAGCTAGAACACTCATGACATCTACTCAAGGTGAACCGATGTCGCAAGAAAGTCAATCGGCACTTGGCTACACTTGGTCTGGAACTTATTTGGTTCCAGGAGGGGGACTGTTTATAAAAGACAATGAGCTTAAACGGCTTGGTCTAAAAAAGCAGAGGTATGGAGGTATTGAGCTTTATGGGGAAATTAAGAGGGATAACGATTACTTTGATAGATAAAGTAACTATCGATATAGACCCTTTCGGAAATCCAATAAAAAAAGATAAAGAAATATCTGTCGATAATGTCCTTGTATCGCCAGCAACAAGCGATGACATAACAAGCCAGCTTAGCCTTTCAGGAAAAAAAGCTGTTTACACTTTAGCTATTCCAAAAGGAGACAACCACGATTGGGGAGATAAGGAAGTTAGATTCTTTGGAGAAAAGTGGCGCACTGTCGGCCTAGCTCTTGAAGGTATTGAAGAGCTTATTCCGCTTGAATGGAATAAGAAAGTTATGGTGGAAAGATATGAGTAAGTTTAAATTCAAGCTCAATAAAGCTGGTGTTGCTGAATTGATGAAATCATCAGAAATGCAGCAGGTATTAACCACTAAGGCCACAGCCATCAGAGAACGTTGTGGTGATGGTTACGCCCAAGATATCCATGTCGGGAAAAATAGGGCTAATGCTATGGTCAGTGCTAAAACCATAAAGGCCAAGAAAGATAATTCAAAAAACAACACATTGTTGAAGGCGGTGCGATGATTGATTGAAGTAATTATCAAAAAATATTTAGACGAGCACTTAGATGTGCCGTCTTTTTTTGAACATCAAAAAGATGAACCTGCACGATTCATCATCTTAGAAAAGACTAGCGGGGCTAAGCAAAATCATTTGCTAAGTTCCACGTTTGCTTTTCAAAGTTATGCCGAATCGTTGTATGAGGCGGCTTTACTTAATGACAAAGTAAAGCAAGTAATTGAGCAGCTTGATGTCTTGCCACAAGTTTCTGGTGTACATCTTAACGCTGACTACAATTTTACAGATACAGCAACTAAGCGTTATCGATATCAAGCTGTATTTGACATTAATCACTATTAACAAAAGGAGATAATAATGGCAAATGATACTAAAAATGTAACATCTGCAAAGCCAAAAGCAGGCGGAGCTATTTATTCTGCACCGTTGGGGACAACATTGCCCGAGGATGCAAAATCAAAATTAGATACTAAATTTAAGAATTTGGGTTATGTATCCGAGGATGGTGTGGTCAATGAAGATACACGCTCATCTGAAAATATTAAAGCGTGGGGTGGAGATATTGTTGGATCTGTGCAGACAGAAAAAGAGGATAAATTTACTTATAAGCTGATTGAATCACTAAATGTAGAAGTCTTAAAAGAAGTTTATGGCGCTGCCAATGTTACTGGAGATTTAGATAAGGGAATCCATATTAAATCAAATTCAAAAGAACTTGAAGCTCATGCTATCGTTATTGATATGATCATGAATGGTGGAATTCTGAAGCGCATAGTTTTACCGAATGCAAAAGTCGATGAGGTAGGTGAAATTAAGTATGTTGACGGCGAAGTTGTCGGATACGAAACAACACTAAAATGTTTTCCAGATGAAAAAGGAGATACTCATCATGAGTATATTGTAAAACCTGGAGAAGCTAATAAAAAAGAAAACAGCTTTGAAATGTAAAGGGGAGTAAATGGAAATCTTAAAAGGAAAAACAACATCAGGATTTGAATACGAAATCCCTAAAAAACGATTAAAAAACTTTGAACTTGTTGAAGCTATTGCAGAAGAGGAAACCGATCCAACAGCAGTGGTTAAAATCGTTAATTTGTTACTTGGTGATGCTGCTAAGTCTCTAAAAGAACATGTACGAGATGCAGAAGGTATCGTAGACGTTGAAGCTATCGGAGTAGAAATCAAAGAAATTTTTGAAAGTCAAAAAGATTTAAAAAACTAGCAATCCTCGCTCAGATGATAGCAAAAGATGATGATGCATTGACTTGTGATTTAGCTGAAACATACGGCATATATGATTACAGACAGCTACCTGCTTATCAGGTGGCTGTTTTTGCTGTCGGTTTGAGATCTAACTCTAGGATAAAAATGGCATTATCTGGAGAGACTGAGGCTTTGGATACTGTTTTGTTAGCTGGTATTTACGATAATACTAATTTGCTGTTTTGGTCTAAAACTAAGGATGGTCAATCTGGTCAAAACAAACCTAAATCCGTGGTGGAAGCTATATCTGGATCTAAATCACAAAAAGCTAATGATGTCATTTCTTTTGCGTCTGGCGAGGATTTTGAAAATGCACGTAAACAATTACTAGGAGGTGATGGCTAATGGCAACAGAACTTGGTCAAGCGTATGTGCAAATTATGCCATCCGCTCGTGGAATAAGTGGAGCAATCTCAAAGCAACTTGATCCAGAAGCAAGGTCGGCTGGTTTGAGCGCAGGTAAATTGTTTGGTAGTAAATTGAAATTAGCGGCTCTAGCGGCTACTGCTGGTTTAGGTATTTTACTCAAGAAAACAATTTCTGCATCTTTGTCCACTGGTGCTGACTTACAGCAATCTTTTGGTGGTATTGATACCTTGTATAAGGGCGCTGAGACTGCTGTCAAAGGGTTTGCTAAAGAAGCGTACAAAGCTGGTATATCAGCAAATACTTATGCAGAGCAAGCAGTTTCAATGGGTGCATCTCTAAAGCAATCACTTGGAGGTGATGCTGTCGCGGCTGCCAAGGCTGCTAACATGGCAATCATGGATATGGCCGACAACTCGGCTAAGATGGGTACTGATATCACATCAATCCAAATGGCTTACCAGGGATTTGCTAAGCAAAACTATACAATGCTTGATAACCTAAGACTTGGGTACGGCGGCACAAAAGAAGAGATGAAGCGTCTTTTATCAGACGCTGAAAAGTTACCTGCCGCTATGGGCAAGAAGTTTGATTTGAGTAATTATGCTGATGTGGTTGAGGCTATACACTTGGTACAGGATAACATGGGTATCGCTGGAGTTGCTGCTGAAGAAGCAAAAACTACATTTTCAGGCTCACTAGCTGCTATGAAGTCCTCTTTTACAAATGTACTGGCAGGTTTATCACTAGGAGATGATATAAGACCTGCTTTACGAGGACTGGCTGAAACAACTTCTAATTTCTTATTTGGTAACTTTATTCCGATGGTGGCAAATATCTTTAAAGGATTACCATCGGCAATTGGTACTTTTATTGGAGCAGCAACTCCTATTATTGCCAGTCAATTTAAAGGGCTAATGAGTAGCCTTGGGATTAGTATTGATTTAAGTCCTATTACTGCTAAATTTGCACAGATTGGCCAAAATTTACAACCTGTTTTTAACGGTTTAAAAACGGCTTTTAGTCAGTTGCCATCATTTTTTACTAGCATTGGTAGTGCAGTTGCACCAGTAATAGACACTATTATTAGCGGATTAGCCAGATTAGATTTCAGTGGTTTTGAGGCTTTAATTTCAGCAATCTTACCAGCAATTCAAACAGGGTTCCAAACGTTCATGTCTATTGTAGGTCCAGCGATTAGTCAGCTTGTAAATAGTTTTGTTAATCTTTGGAATGCTTGCCAACCTCTAGTAACAATATTAAGTGGCGCATTGATGCCAGCTTTTCAAATTTTAGGAGCTTTTCTCGGCGGAGTCTTACAAGGAATCCTTGGCAGTATTAGCTTTGCATTTGATGCTTTAAAAGTTGTTATTGAGTTTTTAACGCCAATTATTGATTGGCTTGTACAAGGTTTTAATGCTATTTCACCGGCATTACAAATCGTTGCCCAGTGGGTTGGTAATGTCATTGGTATATTTACTAGCTTAGGTGCATCTGGGCAAGGTTTAAGTAGTATGCTAAGCAGTGCTTGGGGGAACATCCAAACAGTAGTTTCGACAGCTAAAAATATGATAACTTTGGCGATTGATGGTATTAAATTGGTATTTAGCAATCTAGGGAATGCTGGAAATATTTTAAAAGGATTACTTTCGGCAGCGTGGTCAGCTATGCAAAATGCAGTAGTGATAGCTAAAGGTATTATCAACAGTGCGATAAGCGCTATAAAAACAGCATTTAGCAGCTTTGGTAATCTTGTATCTAGCGTAAGTGGAACTATAAAATCTGTTATTGGCAGTTTAAAAAATGCGTTTTACAGTTTAGCAAGTATTGACTTAGTTGGTGCAGGACGTGCAATCATGCAAGGATTTCTAAATGGACTAAAATCGATGTGGGGGGCAATCACCGGCTTTGTTGGGGGTATTGCTGACTGGATCCGTAAGCACAAAGGGCCTATCTCATACGATAGGGTTTTGCTAAAACCCGCAGGTAAAGTAATCATGCAAGGGTTCAACAATAGCTTGATGGATGGCTTTAAAGAGGTTAAATCAAATGTATCTGGCATGGCTGACGATCTTGCAGGCACCATAACAGGTAAAAGTCTATCTCTCGGTATCGATGCTAAACCAAGCGTCACAGCTGATGACTTACTATCAAGCAATATTAGTACTAAAACTACAGTCGGTTCTGCTACAAGTGACTTGTCATTATTTTTTGTTAAGGTGCTTGCTCTGTTGCAAGATATCCTTGATAAAAATACGGATGTCTATCTAGACAAAGAAAAAGTCAGCGCTATTTTATACGAAGAATTTGCCAAAATCATGGCTAGAGAGGGGATTGCATGATACCAAAGGTTATTATTGATGGTTTTGATACCTCTACAATCCCTAATTGTGTCCTAACTGGTTATGATGTAGGGGATGTTTTATCCCCTCATTTTGTCGAAAATGAAGTGTATGGGATGAATGGTACTAGTAGGGGATTAGAGTCATACAATGAGTCGAAACCCACTCTAACATGGCATTTGAGCACTTTTGATGATGCAGTTAATTTAGTGAATCATTTAGACGGACTTGGGAAAATCATTGAATTTTGGCATATTCCGAAGTCATTTTATTATTATGATTGCCTATCTGTCAAAATCAATGCGGTAACTATGAACTCGTGGAGAGTCACACTTAAACTTGCACTATATCCATTTAGGTATGCGAAAGGTATCTCAGATGTAACGATTGCAGGCAATGGAAGTATAAATAATCCAGGAAATGTTTTTAGTGAACCTAAGATAATTGTTGAGGGTACCGGCAAAGGAACACTAACCATTGACAAACAGGTCATGGAATTAAATTTGTCAGGTAAAGCAACGATTGAGTGCAAACATGGCCAACAATGCGTTTATGATGGTGAAGGTAATGTGAAAAACTCAATCCGAATAAGAGGAAGATTTTTTGAAATACAACCTGGCACACAAGGTATTGCCGTAAGCGGAGGCATTGCCAGGTTAACAATTAGTCCAAGGTGGAGGTACAAGGTTTGATATCGATTAAAGATGATAATACACCTCTTGTAGCAGCCTTTGAAGATGAGATTACACAGGAAGCGAATAGCGATTATAAATTAAGTTTTAAGTATCCAGCTAAACATGAGTATCGCCCCTTGATCAAAAAAGGAATAATCCTAGAAGCTGATGACCTACATGGAACTCAGCTTTTTAGGGTTTTTGAGATTACTAAGCGACATGGCTATATCAATGTTTATGGTAATCAGGTCGCCGATGATTTAAATGGCTATGCAATTGACTCTATCAGTGTTGATAGGGTGCAAGGTATGACAGTAATGTCAGAGTTAGCAGGTAATATCAAGCGTGAGCATCCTTTTAGCTTTTTTAGTGATATTGACGGTCGTCACACATTTAATCAATCAGACGTATCTGTTATGGACGCTTTAGCTAATGGCAAGCACTCAATCATGGGGCAGTGGGGTGGCGAGCTTGTACGTGATAAGTATCAGGTTAATTTGCTCAAAAAAGCTGGTAAAGACACTGAGACCTTATTTATGTATAAGAAAAACCTCAAATCTTATGAGGAGACAGATACTATAAAAGGTCTCATCTCGATACTGCATCTCGTTGCAGAAGTTGAGGAGCAGCGGGAAGAGGAATCTAGAGAAGTTTCTGATGCAGACATTGGCCACAATGAAGTTAGCAAAAAGAAAACGATTAGGGTAACTGTTGAGAGCAAGCTCAAAGACACTCATCCGATAATTGTTGAAAAGACTATCAAGGTGCAGGATCAAGATGTCAAAACAGAAGAGGACTTGCTTGCATATGGTAAGAAATACTTTGAAAAAACTCTTTGCGACATACCAGGTAATAGTTTAAAAATTGATGTTACTAATAACTACGAGGGCGCTGTTAGGCTATTTGACACAGCAATTGTCTTCCACGAGCTCTATGACAGAGACTTACGAATGCAAATCACTGGCTATCGGTTCGCCCCTATGGCCAATCGGTTAAAATCCATCATCTTTGGAGAGATTAAGACCAACTTAGCAAAACAAATTAGCAATCAAATTGACAATAAGGTAGCTGAATCAACTGCTCAACATGACGCAGCATTTGAAGCAAAATTACAAAAGCAGATTGATAATGCTAATCGTATTTTTGACACAAAAGAAGCTAAACTCCGTGAAGAGATTGAAGATGGCATCAAAAAAGCTGAAGCTAATGCAGAGGTCAAAGTTGCTGAGGTTAACGCTAAAGTGCTGGAAGCTGAGGAGCTAGCCAAGGCAGTCGATGAGCGACTCAAAAAATTTTTATCTGATGCTGACACTAAAGAGCAAGATTTTGATAAAAAACTTGAAGAATTTAGAACGTCTCTTAAAGACCTTGAAGTTGATGAAAAGCAGATTGATGATGCTTTGGCCAAAGCCGGTTTTAGCAAGGATAGCTTAGCTGACATTAAAGCTAAACTGGAAGACACGTCTGAAACTGCCACAGTTACAGCTAACATTGTTGGATCAACTGGCGGCACGTTTTACAATCGCAACAGACTGGATGGTGATACTGACAAAGTTATCACTTTTGAACAAGGTTATATTGACATTGCCCATAATGGTGAAGGTTTTGAAGAAGGCAAGACATACACTATCAGCTTTGAGGCAACCTGCGAGCTACTGCGTAAAGTAGGAATCACAGTGACACAGGCTAACATGAAAGGTGCTCGCTTAGTGTTAACACCTAAAAATCCCAAATTAGTTGTCGAGAGTTTTGGCTTGACTAAGGATACTGAGACTATCAATGTCTATCCGTTTAGCTACACAGTGCTTGTAACCAGCGACTGGTATAAATCTAAGCAAATAGATTTAAACGCGTCGGAGGTGCAGGAATTGGCCCTTGAGATGGCTTATAAAGATGTGGTTGACGGTAATAATGCCACGATAGCAGGGCAGTGGTCAGACAGCCCGCAAATGATTTTAGATGGAGGTAGTTAATGACTGAAAATATACCATTAAGAGTCCAATTTAAGCGCATGAGCGCTGATGAGTGGGCTCGTAGTGATGTCATCTTGCTTGAGGGTGAGATAGGTTTTGAGACTGATACAGGCTATGCTAAATTTGGTAATGGGAAAAGCAAGTTTAGCGCACTCAAATACCTTACCGGACCAAAAGGTCCTAAAGGAGACACTGGTTTCCAAGGTAAAACTGGAGGAACTGGTCCTCGGGGCCCTGCTGGCAAGCCTGGAACGACAGATTATAATCAACTCCAAAATAAACCAAATCTAGATGCGTTTGCACGAAAACAAGAAACTGATAGTAAAATCACCGAATTAAAATCAAATAAAGCAGATAAAAACGCTGTTTACTTAAAAGCAGAGTCAAATGCAAAGCTAGACGAAAAATTGAGTTTGACAGGCGGCATAGTGACAGGACAACTACAGTTTAAACCTAATAGTGGTATTAAACCCTCATCTTCCGTAGGAGGAGCGATTAACATTGATATGTCTAAATCGGAAGGTGCTGCTATGGTGATGTATACAAATAAAGATACTACTGATGGACCATTGATGATTTTACGTTCTGACAAAGATACGTTTGATCAGTCAGCTCAATTTGTGGATTACAGCGGTAAGACTAATGCTGTAAATATTGTAATGCGCCAGCCAAGCGCACCTAATTTTTCCTCGGCACTTAATATAACCAGTGCCAACGAAGGCGGTAGTGCGATGCAAATTAGAGGCGTCGAAAAAGCGCTAGGAACGCTAAAAATTACTCACGAAAACCCAAACGTTAAGGCAAATTACGATGAAAACGCTGCAGCGTTATCCATTGATATTGTCAAAAAGACAAACGGTGAAGGAACAGCCGCTCAGGGAATCTACATTAACTCAACCTCAGGCACGACAGGGAAGTTGCTTAGGATTAGAAACCTTAGTGATGATAAGTTCTACGTCAAGTCTGACGGTGGTTTTTATGCCAAGGAAACTTCGCAGATTGATGGCAACCTGAAACTCAAGGACCCCACAGCGAATGATCATGCGGCAACCAAAGCTTATGTAGATAAAGCAATTTCTGAGTTAAAAAAACTCATACTAAAAAAATAGATTAAGGAGAATAAATGAGCAGAGACCCAACATATACAATAAACGAGCACGACTTATCTTTTGCAGATGGTCGTTTTTATGTGACCTTTAAGGCAGATAAGTCAAGTGAGACTGTGAGACTTAACAGTAGTTGCCTTGGCAATACCATAATCAAAAAGCTACAGGTCGAGGATGACAATACAATGCACGACTTTGTAAAGCCTAAAGTTACCACTCAACAAGCTTTTGGACTAGCTCAGCAGGTCAAAGAGCTTGATTTACAGCTAAAAGACCCTAAGTCAGATTTGTGGGGCAAAATCAAGTTCAATAATAAGGCAATGCTAGTCGAGTACGCCAACAAAGAGATGTCAAGTGCCATTGCGCAATCAGCTGAGCAGATATTGTTACAAGTCAAATCTATTGATGATGAACGATATTCCAAATTTGAGCAAACTCTGAATGGTATCAAACAAACTGTCAAAAGTGAGTCAGTTGAATCCGCACGTACTCAGCTAGCATCAATGTTTGATAGTCGTATTAGTGGACTTGATGGCAAATACAGTCGTTTAAGCCAAACAATTGATAGTCTTAGCAGTCGTCTTGATGATGGTGTTGGTAACTACTCAACGCTATCTCAAAAGGTAAGTGGCATTGATTTACGAGTTAGTAATGCAGCTAATGATGTTTCTCGATTGTCTCAGACAGCACAAGGATTGCAGTCACAAATCACAAATGCAAACCAAAATTACAGCAGTTTGTCTCAGACTGTACAGGGACTACAAACAACTGTACGTGATAATCAATCAAATGCTACAAGTCGGATTAATCAGTTAAGTGACCTGATCAGCACAAAGGTATCAAAAGGTGATGTTGAGACAACTATTGCTCAGAGTTACGACAAGATAGCCTTCGCAATCAGGGATAAACTCCCAGCAAGCAAAATGTCTGGCAGTGAGATTATCTCGGCAATCAATCTTGATAGGTCTGGGGTTAAAATCACTGGAAAAAATATCACTCTTGATGGTAACAGCTACATCAGCAACGCTGTCATCAAAGATGCTCATATTGCTAACATGGATGCCGGTAAGATTAATACTGGTTATCTTAATGCTAATAGGATTGCAACCGAGGCCATTACTGGTGAGAAAATTAAGATGGACTATGCCTTTTTTAATAAACTCACTGCTAACGAGGGATATTTTAGGACGTTGTTTGCCAAAGACATCTTTGCAACATCAGTCCAATCTGTAACACTATCAGCTAGCAAAATTACTGGAGGTGTATTAGCCGCTACAAATGGGGCAAGTCAGTGGGACCTAAATAATGCCAATATGACCTTTAATCGAGATGCCACAATTAATTTTAATAGCAAAAACAATGCCTTAGTACGTAAAGATGGCACACATACTGCCTTTGTACATTTTAGTAATGCGACGCCAAAAGGCTATAGAGGCTCAGCGTTGTATGCGTCAATCGGGATAACCTCATCAGGAGATGGCATCGACAGCGCTTCGTCTGGACGTTTCTGTGGAGTTAGGTTTTTCCGGTACGCTGAAGGGTTACAGCATACAGCAAAGGTCGATCAAGCCGAAATTTATGGTGATGATATTGTCTTTAGCGACGATTTTAACATCGATCGTGGCTTTAAGATGCGGCCTAGCCTAATGCCAAAAATGGTCGACTTAAACAAGATGTACCAGGCAATTTTGGCTCTCGGCCGCTGCTGGCTGCATGCTAATAACACGGCTTGGTCGTGGAATTTTGATACACGCAGCGCAATCATCGCAGAATATAACGCACACATTAATAACTTATAGGAGAAACAATGGATTTAACGCTTAAAAACAAAGATTTAAACACACTATATAGTGTACTAGACAAAATCAAAGTCACGAACATGCGAGCAAATCGTGGGCGCGCTAAGCTGCTTGCAAAAGTAGAGACTAAGCTAAGCGAGTATGCCAAAGATGAGATCGATATTATTGATCAATATGTCGCTAAAAATGATGATGACAAGTGGATTACAGATGACAAAGGTAATCCAAAAATTGAGGACACCTCAAAGTTAGCTGAGCTTAACGACTTTTTAGACGAGTTAGCAAGCGAGCCTATCGTCATCAAAGGTGGCGAGTACTCTAAGCGCTTTATCGATTTTTTGGAATATTTAGTCGAATCTGAAGATGAGTTTACATCAGAGGAAATCGTCTTAATTGATAATATTTTGGAACAATTTGAAGAAAGTAAAGGAGAATAATTATGCGCAATTGGAAAGTAATAGGGAAATATCCACAATATGACAGCACAGGAGCAGTCGCAAGCACACACATCATTATCACAGCAGAAGATGGCTCAGTCATCTCTCAACCAATCAAGCAGGACTTAACCTCAACTAATGACACAGAGATTATCAAAGCTACTTTGGAAGAATTTAAAAAATCCGAATATGTCGAAATCGCTATGAGCGAAGCAGTCCAAAAAGTTGATGACTTGGAAAAAATCTCACAAGAAACCGCTAAGACTGCTAAAACAGCCCAAACAGCCGCTGGACTAGCTAAGGTGTCCGCAGAGCGTACACAGCGGATGATTAACTTGCAAACCATCCACGTATTGACAAGTGGTGGGAAAGTTGAACCCGATATCTACAAAGGTATGTTAGAGCTTATTGAGCCAGCCAAAAAAGGTGAGTATCAAGCCTATGATGTCTTTACGGTGGTCGACGATAAACACGAAGAGCAAGCTGGCGAAGGCAACTTAGTCTTTGTCCATGTCAACGACTCGTTTACTTATGAGACACAGACCTTAGAGGACTTAGAATCAGAGGATAAAGTCACAGTCATTAAGTATGCGGACTTAGTTAAGCAGGATTGAGGTGGTTAGATGATTATTGATTTAACAAGTCTTATTCACCTTTTCGGGGATTTAGTTCGTACCGTCGAAATCCACGTTTTTACGCTTTTTGTCTGTTTTGACATTATTACAGGACTGACAAAAGGTATTACTAATAAGAGAGCAAACAGTACAAAAGGGCTATCTGGCATTATTAAACACTTTTTAGTTGTGTTGTTAGTCTATACTGTCTATCCTTACCTAATCTTGCTCGGAGCTAAGCCTTTAGCAGTCGCCTTTGTCCTATTTTTTATCGCCTGTTATGGTATTTCAATCGTAGAAAATTGGGGACAACTAGGTTTGCCAATGCCAAGTTTTGTCAGATCATTTTTCGAAAAGCTCAAACGTGATACAGACCAGTTTGATATTGCGACAATCAAAATTGATAAAACAGGTGTTAAACTCGAGGCGCCACAAGTTGATTTAAAACAAAAAGAAGAGGAGTAGCATGAGACAAGCAGTCACACGATTAGCATTAGTTATAGCAATCGCAATACTGTATGTGCCATTATCTGTGATTGCTTTGATTTTAAGCCCATTTTTTGAAGAAAGGAAGTAACTGATATGGCAACTTTAGACGAAGTCTTGTCTTTTGCAAAAGGATTAGCGGATGCTGGCCAAGGAGTTGATCTTGATAATGTTTACGGTACGCAGTGCGTGGACTTGCCAAACTGGATCACGACAAAATATTTTAGCATTGCCCTTTGGGGCAATGCTATTGACTTACTAGATAGTGCAGCTGCCCAAGGAATGGAAGTGGTCTATAATGCTCCTGGAGTTAATCCACGAGCTGGGGCTATCTTTGTGATGGTGACCTATGCTCATGGTTACGGTCATACTGGATTAGTTATTGTGACGTCAGACGGATATGTTTTGCATAACATCGAGCAAAACGTGGATGGTAATGCTGACGCCCTTTACATCGGTGGTCCAGCTCGATATGTTGACCGCCCATTTGAAGATGGCACTGGATATATTTTGGGTTGGTTTTACCCTCCTTACGATAGTACGCCAGCAGCAGTGACAGAGCCAAGCGCTCCAGTGGTTGCACAGTCAGATGGTACTTATGTAGCTAACCCTGAAACAGGTACTTTTACTGTTCGTGTTGCTGCTTTAAACGTCCGTTCTGCGCCTCGATTAGACGCAGAAATTGTGGCAACTTATGGCGAAAACATGGAATTTAACTATGATGGTTGGATTGACTCAGATGGTTATATTTGGGTGACATACATCAGTGTTACTGGTGTTAGACGATATGTGTCCGTCGGAAATTCCGAAAACGGACGACGTGTGACCAACTTTGGTACTTTTAGATAGGAGGTAAAGCTCCGAGATAAGACAAAACCGCTCAGATAATTTCTGGGCGGTTTTTTGTGTATGATGAATTATTTTTCAAGATAAATATCGAAATGACTAAAGTTCTTCATATTGATAATTCTATTATCTTTATATTTTGCAAAAATATCTGATCTAGTCCCTTCATTTGGTGAGTCAAATAAGTCTATTTGCTCATGTTTCCCATCTTTTGTGCCAATTTCGATTCTGCCGCTTACATAAGGAGAAGTAGCGTCATAAATTTTATAATTATCCATAAGGTATTTTCTGATTTTAAAGTCAATTTCCTGGAAAGTTACGATATCTTTTTCTAGAATAATTTTGTTATTTAAGTTCTGTTGAGATTCTCCCGAAATAAATAGATTTCCCAATAATTTATGATTTACTTTATTATTTTGAGCAGGCGTAATTCCTCCATAGATGTACTCACCGGTGTGAGAATTAAGAATATAAAATAATCCAAAAACATCTACATGATCATCTCGTTTAAATTTTTGAGAGGCCTCATAAGACATTTCGGAACTAATATAATAGTCTTTCCCTCTATATTTTTGAGTATCAATGTTTAATGTGTGTGTCGTTGAAAAATTTACCCTGCAATCTTTATAATCATAAGGAGTTATAGTGTATGCATAAAGTAAATCACTTTTAACATTCGAAATGTCTTTCTTAGAGTCACTTTTGATGATAGGTGAAATAGTAGAAATCAGTATGACTGTAATTATGAAAACTATTTTGATGATGTTAATCTTTTTCATTTTTTCTCCTTAATTAAATGTATTACTCGTACGAGAATACATGAAATAGCAGTAAGTAGTTAAAAATCAGATTTCTGTTTATTTAGAAATTTTATAAATGTATTTATATTTTAGTTTTTAGGAGTGGCAGTTCCATTTAAATAGTCAAGGTTGATATTTGGAGCAGAGTTTTCTAAGATTACTGTAGTAACACCATTTTCATCAATACTTTCTTTATTACTATTTAGCCTTATAGTAAGCAACTCACCAGATGAATCAATTCCAACATACTGTAATTCAATTTGTCGAGGCACTACTTCATTGCCACTATATATAGGAGTGACTTTATAATCTAGCCAAAAGTCAGGGTGAAGTGCAAGCCAAGAATCTAAACGGTTTTCATAGTATAACATCCCTTCAGGATTGCTGTCATTTGCTCCTGAATAAGCACCTGTGTTTAGCCAGGCTGTCATTGTCACTAAATTTCTTGGTTCATCGTTTAATCCACAAAATTGATATCCGACTAGATGCCCACGATTCATTACCCATGAAGATTTTGAGCCATCTCCGTATGGAAATTGATAGTTATGCCATCCCACAGGGTCATAATTTATTTTAGTGCGTACATCTTTAGTTTCGTGTCTATCTTGCAGTTGGATATGTGAAAAGGTAGCGCGGTTAAGGTTATCCAACTCACCAAGTTGTAACTGATAATTAGCAGTAAAAGGTAAGAGCTTACTAGAAGCAGTATTTTTATAATGTGTGTTTGCATGGGATACATTCGGATAAGTTCGTACCTTAGCTGCGTCAACAGTTATTGTCGTTATAGAAAGAGAAAGTAACAGTAAAACAGCGGTAAGCAAACTTGCCTTTTGTTTAGATAATTTCATGATAACACCTAAACCTTTCCATTTTTAGCTTTTAGAGTGGATCAAATATTGCACTTTTCTAGTTAATTATATCACTTTAAATTAAAAAAACTTAAAATTAATAAAATTAATTTATCAATAATATTACGCTAAAATTTCTTTTTGTTTAATAAAATAGAAGTTATTAAATTTTAATAAGTTTTAAATTTAAGTGTACTATATTCTCGTAAAATACGAATAATAAGATAAGGAGGTGCTTTATGCTAACATACGACGAATTTAAACAAGCAATTGACAATGGATATATCACAGCAGACACAGTAATGATCGTGCGCAAGAACGGACAGATTTTTGATTATGTGTTGCCGAATGAGAAGATAAAGAATGGAGAAATTGTGACAGACGAAAAAGTGGAAGAGGTGCTGGTGGAGCTTTCGAGATAAGTATTTTCTTTGCCCCCTGAGAAGTAGTTTTATTAAAGGGGTAAATAGGGGGCATAAGTTTAAAACTTACATAGTTGATTCGAAGCAATTATATAAAGTTTCGTTATTTTGTAGCTTTATAAAATCAAAGTTTATTATATTATATGTGCACAATATTAAGTAATCTTTAAAAGACGCTGTTAAATAATTCGTCTAGAAAAATCTTGTTGCTATCGATGTTTATTGATAGCGACAAGGTTCTTTTTTTATATTTGGGGCATAAAGTTAGTAGTTTTCTCTTCAGTTAAGCCAAGTTCTAAAGCATGCACTCTATAATGGTCAGTCATCCTTCTATTAGTATATCATTTCCGCAGGTAGGGGGAGTTTTTTTCATATTTGCAAATAGTTGAAGTTAGGATTTTTGAAAGCAAAAGGTAAGTTTAAAAAAGTTTATTTAGAATGTTTCTAAATTACTTGACTTATTTATTTAGAATTATTATAATTAATATATCTTAAAGATTGAATAACTTTTAATTGCGAGGGAACTAAAAATGACAATCAAACAATGGATGGCAGACCATCTTCATTTGATGGAGACTTTAGCGTGTTTGGTATTAATAATAATTGGCCTAGCCTTTTTACACTCATTTCCACAAGTGGCTTCCGCTATTTTCATTACAGCCTTCTTGATTGGAGGATATGCGTCTGCAAAAACGGGTATATTGGATTTGGTGAAGAACAAACACTTGTCAGTGGATATTTTGATGATTTTGGCAGCTATCGGTGCTGGAATTATCGGCTATTGGCTGGAGGGTGCTCTGCTTATTTTTATCTTTTCGTTGTCCAATACGCTTGAAGAAATGGCCATGGAAAAAAGTAAGGATGCTATTTCAGCCTTGATGTCCTTGACGCCAGATACAGCTCGTCAATACCAAGAAGATGGCCATATTTTAGAAGTTGAGACCAGATCCTTGAGTGTTGGTGACCGTTTACAAGTTCGTAAAGGCGAAGCTGTTCCAATTGACGGGCAGTTGCTTAGTCCTTTTGGTCAATTTGATGAATCTATGGTCACTGGTGAGCCTATCACTGTTGATAAGGCAGAAGGCCAGGATCTGATTGGGGGAACCATTAACCAAGGACAAACCATAGATATGTTGGTTACTATTGAAAATGACGATACTCTCTTTGCCAAGATTATTAATCTGGTGGAATCTGCCCAAGAAAAGAAAAGCAAAACCGCCACCTTTATCGAAAGCTTAGAAGATGGTTATGTCAAATTTGTGCTCGTCCTTATTCCTGCCTTTATCCTCTTTAGCCACTTTGTGCTTTCTTGGACTTGGTTGGCTGCTTTTTACCGAGGGATGATTCTCTTAACAGTAGCTTCACCATGTGCCCTAATTGCCAGTTCCACACCTGCTAGCTTGGCTGCTATTTCTCGTGCAGCCAGAAAGGGATTGATTATCAAAGGAGGGGATATTGTCGATAACATGGGAGATATTAAGGCTGTTGTCATGGATAAAACGGGAACGCTCACCCAAGGAAAACCTTCTGTTGTGAATGCTCATTATTTGGAAGATGAGTTGCTCGTGAATAGACTGGTAAAAGGAGCAGAGACTGCTAGTACCCATCCTATTTCTAAAGCCCTTCTTGAATACACTGAAAAATTGGAGCCACTGACCTTTGACCACTTAGAAGAAATTTCTGGGAAAGGTTTTCAGGGCTTCTATCAAGGGCAAGAATGGCGAATTGGCAAGAAAACCTACATTTTGGAAAAGGTTCAAGACCTATCAGCTTTTGAAGAAACTATTCAAGTGGAAGAAAATCAAGGGAAAACCCTAATCTTTGTTTCACGTGACCATCAATTGATAGCTTACTATGCCCTCTTGGATGATATCAAAATAGAATCAAAACGTGCTATTAAGTCTCTTCATGCCATGGGAATCAAAACAGTCATGTTAACAGGTGACCAAGAACGAACCGCCAATTATGTGGCACAAAAACTTGGTATTGATGAAGTGGTAGCCAACTGTATGCCTCAAGATAAGGTGGCTAAGTTAGCAGAATTAAAGACTAAATATGGTTTTGTGGCTATGGTAGGAGATGGTATTAATGATGCTCCTGCCCTTGCTCAAGCAGATGTTTCTTATGCTATTGGATCAGGAACAGATATTGCAATGGAAAGTGCAGACAGTGTGATTATGGATGACTTGACTCGTATTCCATTTTCGATTCAACTTTCCCGCACAATGAAGACCATTATCAAACAAAATATTGTTTTTGCCTTATCTGTGATTACCTTATTGATTTTAGCCAATGTTTTTCAGGTAGTTAACTTGCCGCTTGGTGTTGTTGGACACGAAGGCTCAACGATTTTAGTGATTTTAAATGGCTTGCGTTTACTTTCTTTTAAATAA